CATATAAAGAAAATAAGAACACATTTAAAAAATAATATACAAAACCCATTTAGTAAAGATGAAGAATGAATTAAACGATATACAAAAGGATTTAGAAGCGGTAATTAAACTAACAGAATTATTAAAGGAATGGTTTACAGAAGAGCAATTAAGGGAAATGGAGGAGAAGTATAATAGAATAAAAGAAGAATTAGAGAAGAAAAAATAATAAAATGGCATTAATAAAAGAGCACGAATACAAAAAGGTATTACCGTTTAACGATGAATTAAAGAGTATAGATGGATTTGGATGGAAACCATTTAGCATACACAAACCAACTCCACAAAGTAAAGCAAAATGGAGTGATATTGCATATTTTGATGACGGTGAAATAGATGTTAGACCGGATGGTAGAGGTATAAGAGTTACAGAGGATAATATGGGAAAGATGTCAGAGTTTCACGCCGGTGTATGTGAAACAATTATCAGATATTGGTCATTAAAAGGAGCAAAGGTAGTAGACCCATTCGCTGGTAGGGTTACAAGGGCAATGGTCACCACCAAATTAGATAGGCAGTACTTTGGATACGAAATCACACCAAACACTTATAAACGAAGCCTAAATCATTATAAGAAGCATGGAGTTAATCCTACACTTTATATGGCGGACGGATGTAAGTTGGAAAATACAGATAATGAATTTGCAGATTTAGTAATGACCTGTCCACCTTATTATAATATAGAGCAATACGAAAGTGTAGAGGGACAATTAAGTGATATAAAAGGGTATCCAAACTTTATGGAAAAAATGGGTGAATGTGTAACTAATGTAGAGAGAGTGCTAAAGCCAGGTGGGTTTGCGGTATTTGTAGTAGCAGATTTTAGAAGGGATGGTGGATTAATAAACTTTCATGGTGATTTAATTAATCAATTCAAAGGAGTAGGTATGATACATTGGGATACAATAGTAATGGAAAACATATCACCATTTGCAGCATTACAACTATACAAAGTAAACTGTAAAAGATTTACTTCAAAGATACATGAGTATATATTGGTATTTAGAAAAGAGGGTGAGTATGAGGTGCCTGATTATTGTAGTATAGATATTCTAAATGAAAAGGTATACGATTTCTTTGAATAAAATAAAATAAAATGGCAAAAGGAAAAAACTTTAGTGCAAATAATGTTGGTGGCAAAAGAAAGAAATCAGATTTTTATGAAACACCATATAGCATAACAAAGCAGATATTAGAAAGAGAAGAGTTAATAGGAAGTATATTAGAGCCAGCGTGTGGAGGAGGAGCAATATTAAATCTATTACCAAAGAATGCGGTAGGGTATGATAAAGAAAAAGATTTTTTAACAGAGACGGAGAAGTATGATACTATAATAACTAACCCTCCATTCAGTATTGCATATGGATTTATACAAAAAGCAAAAGAGATTGCAAATCATAAAATAATAATGCTATTACCACTATCTTATTTGCATGGTAAAAAGAGACATGATGATATTTGGATGGATAAAAACTTTCCATTAAAATGTATATATGTATTTACTCGCTATCCAATGTTAGGAGAGGAATTGAGACCGGATGGCAAATATAAAACAGGTATGATGGTTTATGCTTGGTATGTATGGGAAAAAGGATGGGAGGGAGAGCCTATAATAAAATGGATTGATAATAATGATTGGGTATTAAATACAAAATAAAAAGATATACGATTTTTTTGAATAAGAATATTAACTACAATAAAATTTTTTTTTCTATTTGTTATATATATAGATATACGATTAAATATCATAAAAATAACACAATGGGATTTGAGAAAGGAAATAAGTTAGGTGGTAGAAAGCCAGGTTCGTTGAATAGAAGCACTGAACAAATGAAGTTAAGTATAGCGAGAGCAACGAATAGAGTATTGGATGATATGCCTGTAATATTGGATAAATTGATAAAGGAAGATCCAAAAGCGGCAGTAGATTTAGCAATTAAACTAATGGAGTTTCATATTCCAAAGATGAGTAGAGTAGAGATGAGAGCAGAGATAGAACAAAAGATACATCAGATTTCAGTTAATATAAATAATGCCGAAAGCAATAAACATAGACACGACAATAACCTATCAGAACATAATTGATAGTAAACATAGAGTTCAACAACACATAGGTGGAACACGTTCGGGTAAAACTTTTGCTGTGTTGCAATATCTTTTGGTTAAAGCGATAGAGAAGGATGGAATTAATATTACCGTTGTGAGAAAGAGTGGGCCAGTTTTGAAGAGAACCACAATGAAAGATTTTGTGGATATACTTAAGAGTTTGGATATATACAGAGATGAAGATTTTAATATTACTGATAAAGTTTGGAATTACTACAATTCATCAGTAACGTTTGTTTCTACTGATGACCCGGATAAATTAAGAGGATTAAAAACAGATATACTTTTTATAGATGAAGCTTCAGAAATTGATGAAGAGAGTTATTTCCAACTCTCCATTAGAACTACTAATCATATTATACTTGCTTACAATCCTACTGTTTCTCCTTATCATTGGTTAAGACAGATGGGAGATTGTGATAGGTATATTACAACGTACAAAGATAATCCTTACTTACCAAAAGAAATGGTTAAGAGTATTGAGGAATTAGAAAAGAAAAATCCTAAATATTGGAAGATATATGGTTTAGGAGAATTCGCACCCAATGATAGAGCAATATTTAATTTTGATATTGTAGATGAATTTGAAGGTGAGTTTGTGGCGATGGGCATGGATTTTGGCTTTAGTTCTGACCCTTCAACATTAGTAGCGGTATTTAAGAATGGAGAAGAATTGTATTTAGAAGAAATGTTGTATGAAAAAGGAATGGTTACATCAGATATAGTAAATGCATTAAAAAAGTTGGGAGTAGAGAGAGAAGAAATATGGTGTGATTCAGCAGAACCGAGATTAGTAGAAGAATTATACAGAAGTGGATTTAATGCAAAGGTAGTTAAGAAAGGGCCTGATAGTATTAAGTTTGGTATAGGTGTTCTTCAAAATTATAGAATACACATTACAAAACGTTCACAGAATTTAATAAATGAGTTCTATGGTTATCAATGGAGTTTAGATAAGCATGGATATGTAACTGATACGCCTGAAGGAGGATTAGACCATTTAGTGGATGCAGTTAGATACGTTGCAATGATGAGATTATCACAAAAAGCAGTAAACAAAGGGAAATACACAATAAACGTATTTTAATATTATGATAAACGTAGGCGGTAAAGATTACACAATGGATGAAGTAGAACAGGTCTTTCAAATGGCGAATGAATTAATAAAAGCAAATGAAACCTTAAATGCTCAACTAATAGCGTGTATGGCAAAATTAGGAAACGAAGAAAAAAAGGTAAGAGCACTTACTATACAATTATATCAATTAATGCAAGGAAAAGATTATGGAAAAGGAAATTAGTATAAAAATACCACAGAGTTGGGAAGATATTACACTTAAAAAATATTTAGCACTTCAGAAAGAATTAAAGAACTATGAAGATAATGAAGAAGCACAAACTGCGATTATGATTCAGTATCTTACAGGTTTAGATGCAAAACATTTGAGTGGATTAAGTATAGAAGATTATGATATGATAAAGGATACTCTAAATAAATTTATTGAGAATACAGTATTACCTTTGCAAATCGTAATCCAAATAGATGGTATAGAATATGGGTTTGTTCCTAATTTATCTGAAATAGAATACGGAGCATATTTAGATATTACTCAATACGATACAATCAGTATAGATGATAATTGGGCAAAGATTATGGATATACTCTATCGCCCTATTAGCAATAAATTAGGGAAAAAATATGAAGTCCGTCCATATACAGGCAAAATAGATGCAGAAAAATGGTATAACGTTGGAATGGATGTACATTTTGGAGCATTAAACTTTTTTTTTTATTTGTTAATGGACTTATTGAACGATACCCTGAACTCTTTGAAGAAGGAGGAGTGGGATCCAAACATCAAGTCAATTTTGGAAAAAAGTGGAAAGGTTACCAAACGCTTGTTGAAATTGCCGGAGGAGATATAAGATACATAGATGAAATCTCTGCATATCCATTAGAAAAGTGTTTATTATTTTTAGCTTACAAAGCAGATAAGGCAGTTTTAGAAACTTTATTACACAAAGAAAGTTTAGCGAGGATGAAACACTAATTTTTATTTTATTCTTTGTTATTATTCTAAACAGTCTTATGGGTATCAATTGGAATACTATTAGGGGTAAAGGTGCTGGAGCTTTAATTAACTCTGGCATTTATCTTGGCCCAACGAGAGGATTAAGTTCACCAAAGAATAATCGTAGAGGTTGTCTTTGTTTACATAGCAACACTTATAGCAGAGATTGTTGTAATGGTGCATTGATGGAGCAAGGTATTGGTGTGATAGAAGAAGCAGCACATTTTGCAACGCAAGGAGCATTTGGTGTTGGATTTTCTAATGGTTTTGATATTGGTACGCCTGTTTATTAAAGATATAAATTATAAAAAGATATGGGTTTAACTAAAAATCAATTAGAGCAATTAAACAATAATAGTTTTCCTAACAATAATAGTGGGTATATTACACCTGAATTATTGAGAACTTATAATAGCTCATCAATAGCAGCAACTGTAAATCAGGATACTTACACAACTGATTCTGCATCGTTTGATAGTAGAATAGATGGAATAAGTGTAGATACAGCATCATTAGTAACTACTTCATCATTTAATTCTTTTACAGCATCTTATTATGTTGATAGTGCATCATTTGATAGTAGAATAGATGGATTGGTAACAAGCAGTGTGCCAGCCGGAACAATATCATCATCTCAACAAATTACAAATTTAGGATTTGTTTCATCTTCTATTACTGCATCTTCATTAATAACTGCATCAGTTTCACAATCTACAATAACTTTTACAAAAGGTGATGGAACTACATTTAATATTGTTGTAGCAGATGTAAGTGGAGCAGCAGGAAATTTTGTAACAACTGCTAGTTTTAATTCTTATACAGCATCAAACGATACAAAAGTTAATAATCTAAATACTATTTCACAATCGTATTTAGCATTTACTCAATCATATTATATAGATTCTGCATCAGTAGATAGCAGATTAGATAGTTTAGAGGCATTTAGTTCTTCATTAGATACAACATTTGCAACAGATGCACAATTAAATGCTAGTTCATCAACTTTACAAGCTAATATTAATACCAAATTAAATACATCATCATTTAATTCATTTACTCAATCTTATTATGTAGATAGTGCAAGTGTTGATAGCAGATTAGATAGTTCATTAGTGACTGCAAGTGTATCACAATCAACTATCACATTTACAAAAGGAGATGGTAGCACATTTAATATAACTGTTGCAGATATAAGTGGTAGTGCAGGTGATTTCGTAACAACATCATCATTTAATTCATTTACTCAATCTTATTATGTAGATAGTGCAAGTGTAGATAGTAGATTAGATAATATTGAAGGAGCAGGATATGTAACATCTACAATTACTGCATCAGTATTGGTAACTGCATCTTTTGCAACTCAAACACTTACATTTACAAAGGGTGATGGTAGCACATTTAGTGTAACAATACCAGATGTTAGTGGAAGTACAATAGATACAGGTAGTTTCGCAACAACCGGCTCAAATACATTTAAGGGAATAGAAACATTACAAGATGATGGTGGAAATACAACAGCAATAACTCCTTATTCAGGCAGTTTATTATTTGTAGCTAATACATTTGCATCAACATCTTTAAATTATATTACTGCATCTACAAATAAGGTAAACATTATATTAAAAGATAATAATATAAGTGGGGCGTTTTTATTAACGGGTAGTGGTAACATAATTACAAATCCAAATACAGCATCTGTTGGATTTATAAACTATATTGGAAATAACAATTATAGTAATAACTCAGCTACACAGTTTAGTTCCTCAATGACATCATTACCTTCTTTTAATAGTAATATTTTAAATGCAGGATTGGTTTATTTTAGAGGCGGTAGTGCAGTAACCGGAACACAAATATTTTTAAGTAATATTGTAAATAACGCAAATTTATTATTTGGAAACTTAGCTGGCACACTAACTTTTGATAAAGCAGTGGCTGGTTATAATGTTCAAAGTAATATAGTAAATAATTCACCTATTATAGCAGCTAACGTTAATAACTTAGCAAGTGCATTTGTATTTCAACGAAATTTTATAAATAATACTCCAACAATAGCAATGAGTTCATCTGCATTTACAATGAATGGAAACTATTTAGGTAGTACAGGAACTTATACAAACCAATATTTTTCATCTTCAATAGGTAGTGGAAGTGCAACAATAGCAAGGAATATTATTAATGGAGCAACAAATGCAATTACTATAACTGGTTCTCAACCAGCAGGGGCTCCTAACTTACCTCAAGTTGTTGATAGTATGATGTTGGGAACTAATAATACAGTTTTCATTAATGCAGCTGCAGCAGATGTAGTATCTTCAACAGCTAATCATCAAGCTATTTCAACTTTAATAGCTGGTCATAATATAATTGTAAGTGGATCATGTGCTAGTGGATTTAATAACTTTGGTGGTGGATTTATCGGAAGATACAATGATATAAGTGGAAATAAGGCAAGAAACGCACAAACTGTTTTTGCAATTGGTACTGGTAATTCTACTACAAGAAAAACAGGATTTTTAATTGATAGTGGGTCTAACACATATGTAGAAGGAAGTTTAAATGTAAGTGGAACGTTTACAGCAAGTGGAAGTAACTTTAGTGTAGATAGTAATGGTAACGTTACTGGAAGTAATATAGTAACAACAGTACAAGGAAGTAACGCAGGATTTTTATTTAGACAACCGAGTAGTGGATCAACAGATTATCAATACAATACACGCTTAGAAAGAGATAAATTAAATATATTCCAATATCAAAATCAAAATCATATTTTTGGATTTAGATTAACACCTGATAATTTAGCTGAATACACAGGTTCACAATTTAGAATCACGAGAGATGATGGTAGTGGTGGATTAGATGATTATTTACAGTTGATTAGTGCAAGTGTAACATCTTCTGGTGGTACATTTAATGGAATAGAATATACAAATGGTAAAGCAGTAAGAAACTTAAAACCTTTATTACAAAATACAACAGCATTCTTTTATAGTGATGTAATAATGGCTGGAGTTGGAGCAGGGACTACTCTTAAAGTAACGGGTAGTGTATATGTAACTGGCTCATTAACTACAACTTCAGATATCATTGTAAATAATAATGTAACAGTAGGTTTAGGTAGTGGTAACAACAATTCTAATATAGTATTAGGTGAGAGTGCATTACAACAAAACACAACAGGTGAAAGAAACGTAGCAATTGGACAATATGCATTACAATTTGGTACAAGTAGTAATCTTAATAATAACGTAGCAATAGGTGTAGAAGCATTAAAAAATACACAAGGGGATCAAAATACTGCAATTGGATATAGAGCATTATTTAATAATACCTTTGGTACATATAATACAGCAATAGGTGGAGATACATTAACTTCTATTACAGCAGGTCAAAATAACATTGCAATAGGTAAATCAGCAATGGAAAATGCTGAGAATGGTAGTGAAAATATTGGAATAGGTGTAGCAGCACTTTATAGAAAGAAAGCAAATTCAAATAGCAACACAGCAATAGGGCCACAAGCATTAAGAGAGCATTATGATGGAGGAACTAATCAAGGTCAAAACATAGCAATAGGATATGATGCGAGTAGATATAATACAACAGGATCTGCAAACGTAGCTATAGGAGCAGGGGCTTTAAGAGATGTGGTTAAATCAAATGAAAACATATTCATAGGTTGGAATTCGGGTTTAAATGCACAAACTTCATCAGTAGGAAACTCATTAGATTATAATACAATTATTGGTGCAAGAGCAGGACAAAATCTTACTGGAACTGGTAATACTGGTATTGGTTATTATGCTTTACAATCTCATAACAATGGGACTAATAATACCGTAATTGGATATAATGCTGGTAATGGAATTGTAACTGGTAGTAATAATACCATTATTGGTGCAAATATTACTGGTAGTAATATAGAAAGTGCAATATTAATTGGTATTGGTAATGGAAGTATAAAAGCAAAATACGAAAGTAGTAATTGGGATTTATACGCAAACACAGATATTAGTGGAGCATTAGATGTAAGCGGTAGTGTAACAATAGCTAATAGTAATGGTAATGATTTATATGTGCATGGTCATAAACAGTTTAACGCTGGTGAGTTCTGGTCAACAATAACTCAAAGTGGAAGTGCGGGTGTAAGTGGATCAATTACATTTAATACGAGCGGAAGTGTATATGGTGTATCAATAGTAAGTTCATCTCAAGTTACAATGGCGAATGCAGGTGTTTACAATATTCAATTCTCAGCACAGATTGAAACATCAGCAGGTTCAGATACTGCATACATTTGGTTTAAGAAGAATGGTAGTAATATAGCAGATAGTGCAACAAAAGTTGTATTAGCTAATAATACTTCTCAAGTAATGACTGTTAACATATTAGATACTTCAGCAGCAAATGATTATTATGAATTAGGTTATCAGTTTACAAATGGTAACGCAACTATATTAGCAGAAGCAGCGAGTGGAAATATTCCAGCAATACCATCTGTAATCTTAACTGTAACACAGGCTAGATAATGGAAAAAGATTTCAATATATACGAAATAATGTTGGAATTAGCAGAGGAAGAAAAGGAGCTTTTGCAAATGGAAAATATAACATTAAAAGGATATATAGCATTTTTGCAAGATGAAAACAGAGATTTAGTGAAAAAATTTAATTCACTATTTGATATAAAAAAAAGAAAAAATTAAAAAAAAGAAAACGTATTTGTTATTATTATTATAAACTAAAATTACTATGAACGCAAAACAAGTATTAAGCAAAATAGCATCTCTTTTATCAGTTGAAGAAAAAGAAACAGTTCTTTTCGTAGATGCAAAGACAAGAGATGGAGTAATCCTTCAATCACCAACCTTTGATGTAGGTGAAAAAGTTGAAGTAGTATCAGAAGATGGTTCTAAAACGCCAGCACCTGATGGAGAACATGAAATTTCTTTAAGAGATACAGAAGGAAATGAAGTTCTTATTAAAATTGAAACTGAAGGTGGAGTAATCACTGAAAGAGAAAATGTAGAATTACCTAAAGCAGAAGCAGAAGGTGAAGAAGCAGAATTGGAATACAAAGGTGAAGATTCAGATAAAGTTGTAAAAGATTTACAAATGGCTGAAACAAAAGAAGCCGAAGCATTACCTAACACAACAGATGAAGATAAAGCAAATGTTGTAGAAAGTGGTAAAGAAGATTCTAAAGATCCTATAATCAGAATGAGTTATAGAATTACAGAATTAGAAAACAAAATGAAAGATTTAATGGAGAAATTTGAAAAAGAAGCTCCTAAGAAAGAAGAAGAACCAAAAGTAGAAGAAGTGGAAATGGAAGAAGTTGATGTACCAAAATTAGATGGTGCTCCAATTGAAGAAGTAGCTCACAAATTCTCAGCAAATAAAATTAAGACAGGTAAAGGAGATTATCAAAATACTTTCCTTTCAAAATTATACAAATAAAAATATTAAAAAAGAAAATTATGAACAAACTTCAGAAATTTACTCAGCCTTCAATTACTACAACGTATGCGGGCGAGGCGGCAGGACAATATATTGCAGCCGCATTACTTTCTGCTAAGACATTGGATAATAAGTATGTAACTATTATGCCAAATGTAAAGTACAGAGAAGTAATTCAGAAATTAGCGGTAGCAAATATCGTTAATGATGCAAGTTGTGATTTTACAACTTCAGGATCAGTAGCAATCACTGAGAGATTAATTACTCCAAAAGAATTGCAAGTTAACTTACAATTATGTAAGCAAAATTTCGTACAATCATGGGAAGCTCTTTCTTTGGGTTTTTCAGCATTTGATGAAATTCCAAAGTCATTTACTGACTATTTAGTATCTTATGTTGGTGGTGTAGTAGCACAAGCAACTGAAATTGCTATTTGGCAAGGTAATGATGCAACTAACGGTTCATTCACCGGATTTGAAACAGCATTCTCTGCTTCAATAGCAGCTGGTGGTGCAACTGCAGTATTAGCAGCAAAAGCTAGCGGAAGTGGTGCAGTTATCTCTGGATCAATTGATGCATCTAACGTATTAGGTAAATTGAATGATGTAGTATTGACTATCCCTAACGCAGTTTATGGTAAGGAAGATTTGTTATTGTATGTTTCTACAAACGTAGCAAAAGCTTATCAGCAAGCATTAGCAGGTGGTGCAATCGGAGCTAACGGTTGGAACAACCAATTAAACGTTGGCGAGAAACCATTCAACTTCAATGGTATTGAAATTGTAATGTGTCCTGGTATGAGTGATTCAACTGTTGTGGCAGCACAAAAATCTAATTTATTCTTTGGTACTGGTTTGTTATCAGACTACAACGAAGTAAGAGTATTGGATATGGCTGACTTAGATGGTTCACAAAACTTCAGAATCATTATGAGATACACAGCTGGTACTCAGTTTGGTATCGGTCAAGATATTGTTTACTACGGTAACTATTAATCATCATAACTAATTAGGGTGGTGAAATATCATCACCCTTTTTTAACTAACAAAATAAAAAACAGAAAACTATGGCTTGTAATTTATCAGCAGGTAGAAACGAAGTTTGTAAAGAGAGTATAGGTGGTATTCAGGGAGTTTATTTCTTAAACTTTTCTGGCTCTGTACCATCTCAACAAGCATTTACAAAGAACGGCAGTGGTGAAGTAACAGCATTCCCAAGCGGTTCAGTAGTTTATTACTACCAATTAAAAGGAACAAGTGCATATACTGAAACTGTTAACACATCGAGAGAAAACGGTACAACTTTCTTCTCACAAGAATTAACTTTAAATCTTAAGAAGTTGACAAATGAAATGACAACTCAATTGAAGTTAATGGCTTATAGTAGACCAAAGATTGTAGTGTGGACTAATAACGGTGATGCATTATTGTTAGGTGAAATTCAGGGTTGTGATGTTACTGCGGGTACAATTGGAACTGGTGGTTCATTGGGTGACCTTTACGGTTATTCAGTAACATTTACCGGAACAGAACAATTACCAGCAGCATTTATAAGCGGAAGCTCAACATCTTCTCCTTTCTCATTCTTGACAGTTCAACCAACAGTAACTTACGGAACAAACAGCTAATTTATATAGCACGAAAATATTAAAGTGTGGTAAGAGATTATCACACTTTTTTTATGTCTGTTTGTTATTATTAGTAACAGATAAAGACAAGATAAATACAGGCTAATGCTAACTTATTACACAAATACAGTTAATTCATATACAATTCGTACTGAAAATACATCTTCAAACCAATATACAATGAGTTTGCAGGATATGTTTCAATTAAATAATATAACTGCGAGTTTAAGTAGTGCATCATTTACTGCATACGAAAATCTATTGGCATTTACAATGAGTATTAGTGGAGCAGTAGTTGGTGGTGAGTATAGAGCAGAATTAAGAAGTAGCGGTAGTAGTGAACCAATATGGCATGGTAGTGTACAGATATTTAGTTCATCAGTTGCACTTAAATCTCAGTATGAAAACAAAATACAACAATTTGTATCTTATGAAAGTGCGAATGAGTATAAAGAATATATAATTCAATAAAAATGGATAAATTTAAACAACAATTTTCAATAGTAAATCTAGCACAACAAGATATTCCGTTTGTGCATGAAGATGTAAAAGGAAGATCGCATTGGGTGCAGGTTGGATTAAAACTAACTGATGATTTCTTTTTTACAATAAATGGTGCATATAATACATCATCAACAAATGCAGCATGTATAGAAGGTATAGCAGATTTAATATTTGGTAAAGGTATTTACACAAAGAATGAAGGGTTTACAGAAACTCTTAAAAAGATTTTACCGCAAGAAGAATTAAAGAAAGTAATATTTGATTTAAAACTTTTTGGTAATGCAACATTTCAAGTTGTATGGAATAAAGAACATACAAAGATTGTAAAAATGTATCATACACCTGTTCAAAATTATAGAGCAGAGAAGTTAAAGGGTATTCCTAAAATTGAAAATTATTACTATTGTACAGATTGGATGGATGTAAGAGCACAGAGAAATAAAAAGAAAATACCTGCTTTTGGTACATCAAATGAACAAAGTGAAATTCTTTATGTAAAAAATTATTCACCTGGTTATTACTATTATTCTCTACCTGATTGGTTTTCAGCTCTTCAATTTAGTGAAGTAGAAGCAGAATTGAGTAATTTACATATCAATAATATACAAAACGGATTTCTTCCAATGGTAATGGTAAACTTTAATAATGGTGTACCAGGGCCTGAAGAAAGACAAACAATAGAAGGATTAATAGGAGCTAAATTTACAGGCACAAGAAATGCAGGTAGATTTATGACAACTTTTAATGATGATCCAGCAACTAAACCAACAGTAGATGTAATTCAAATAGATAACCTACATGAGAAGTTTAAATACGTTGCAGATTACGCACAGGATAGAATTCTTGTAGCACACAGAGTAACATCACCTTTATTATTCGGTATTCGTACAGAAAATAATGGTTTTAGTTCTCAATCAGAGGAAATGAAAACAGCATTTAGTATTTTACAAACAATGACAATTAATCCTTTTCAAAACTTAATTTTAAATACTTTAGAAAGTACGTTGAATGAAGGTGGATATGATAATACTGAATTATACTTTGAACAATTAACTCCATTGGTAATTCTTTCTACAACAGCAGAAGAAACAGGTAAGAGTATTGAGCAAGTTGAAGATGAAACTAATTCGGCAATGGAAAATCCTTCTACAACAGATGAAACCCAAACGGAATTAGATGATTTAAGACCTAATGTAAGTTTGAGTTCACCATTTTTTAAAGCAGAATACGAAATATATAAACAATAACTATGGCTTACGCATTATTCATAACGAGAAACGATATAATCAAAAACACACCACTGCAAGGAGCAATTGATGCAGATGCATTACTTCCCTTTGTAAGAACAGCGCAGGATAAGTATTTAAAAAACTTATTAGGTACTGTTTTGTTTGAGTATCTACAAGCACAAATAATAGCTGGAACTGTTAGTTCACTTTCAGCTTATTATCAAGACCTTTTAGATGACCATATTAAGAATACTCTTATTTGGTATAGTTGTGTTGAATATATACCGTTTAGTAATGTACAATTCAAATCAAATGGTGCAGTGAAACAACAAAGTGAGCAAGGGATAGCACCATCAAAGAGTGAAATAGATTATTTAAAACAAACAGCACAGGAAAACGCAGATTATTACGCATTAAGATTACAAAACTATCTTATAGCATATTCTGTACAAATTCCACAGTATTTAGAAAGTGTTGGAAACGCAACTCAAATATATCCAGATCAAAGTAATCAATATTTTGCAGGATTAAACTTATAATAAACTATGGGTACAAGTTTAGTAAACAATACCGGAACCAATTATACTTTATACTATAATATTTTGAATTATTTCAAAACAATTATGAGTAATCACCCTGGCATTAGTGCAGTTTCAATGGGTGATATTACTACATTAGATACTGAACAATTTCCTGATTATCCATTAGGAAATCTTTTAATTTCTGATGCAAGTTTTGGATTAAATACAACAAATTATAATGTGCAGTTGATTGTAGCGGATAAGATTAAAAATAAAAACAACGAATCTTCTGGCTCTCACAATATTCAAATCATTCCTTTCTATGGAACAAATGATGTTGTTGATATTCACGCAAATACCTTTGGTATACTGAATGATTTAACTTCATACACACAGAGAGGTGTAACAGGTTTTGATATTGATGGAGATATAGAGGTAACACCATTTGAGGATAGGTTCAATAATGGGCTAGCGGGGTGGGTGGCCAACTTCACCCTAACTACTCACAATGATAAAAATCGTTGTCTTTTTTTTTTAGTTAACCCTTCGGGAAGTGGATATAAAATTCAAGAGTGTGAAACAGGTGATGAGTATTACGCAGTATTGAATACAACGGGTAGTGTAGGACAAGTATTTAGTTCAATAAGAAAACCAAATACGAGACCTTATGATTGGACATATGATTATTTGGAGTGTTTTACAATATTAGAGGAGATTGAGGATTTTCAGGATTGGAATTATGTAAATCTACCTGTATTAGCACTTCCATTAGAAAATTATGTGACGTGTGAAAATTGTGATTTGTGGATAAATCATAAAGTGTGGGGAACAACGCCAGCAACTTGGAATAATCCACCAATAGCAGAATTTAGGCAATGGCAGTATGTATAAAAAGAAAAAATTAAATATAAAATAAAATGGGTAGTTTAAATAACTTATATATTTCTCAAAGTTTCCAATCATTAGTACATTTTGGAACAGATAATACTGCGAGTGCAAATCTTATCCAATTAGAAGATGGTTTAGGAAATGGATTAAAGGTATCACTTAATACAAATGGTGATATTAGTGCAAGTGGTAATATAACTGCATCTAATTTATACGCACCAACAATATCAGGCTCTAACGGACATTTTAGTAATGGTTTATTTGTTAGTGGGACAATAAGTGCATATGAATTAAAAGTTGTAATAGAAAGTTCGTCTATTATCTTTACGAGTGGTAGTAATATTATTGGTGATGAAGCAAATGTAGATACACAAACATTAGTTGGTAGAGTAATAGTAACAGGTAGTTTAGAAGTAACTGGTAGTACTAAAACAATAGGAAGTATAACTGTTACTGGCTCTTTAGATGTATCTAATAATATTTCATCTTCTACTTTAAGTGGAGTTGGAAATGTTTCATTGTATAGTGCTAGCGTAAATAATAGAGTAAGTTTATTAGAAAACTTTAGTGCTTCTCAATATTTAACGGATAGTGCTTCATTTGATAATAGATTAGATATAATTGAAATATGGTCTCAATCTGTATCTTTCAACTACGCGACACAAGCGGAATTAAATCTAAGTTCTTCTCAATTACAAGCAAACATTGATACAAAATTAAATACTGCATCTTTTAATAGTTGGACAAATTCTGTATATATACCATTCTCTACATCAGTTGATAGTAGATTAGATTATTTAGAAGGAACTTTTAGTTCATCGGTAGATAGTAGATTAGATATAGTAGAAGCAACTGCGAGTTTGTATGTTCCGTTTTCAACTTCAGTAAATAGTAGATTAAATACAATTGAAGTAAGATACGCAACAACAGGTAGTAACTCATTTGTTGGTAATCAAACAATAACGGGTAGTGTAATAATTTCTTCATCATCTGATATAGATTTAGATTTAAAAGGTAATTCTTTATTTAGCGGAAGTGTAAGAGGTACGGTTATTCCACTTACAATATCATCTCAGACTGCTAGTATAGATTGTAGTTTAGGAAACTTTTTTACACTTACATTAGTTAGTAGCTCAAATACTTATATAACTGCAACAAATGTAAATCCTGGTCAAACATTAAGTTTAAAAATATCTCAGCCATCTGCTGGATATGGAACAGTATCGTATAGCAATGTATTAAAATTTTCTCAATATTCTCAATATATTGCAACACCTGAGGCAAGTGCTGTTGATATATTATCAGCACAATCTTATGATAGTGGAGCATTGTATTTTGCAGCAGTACAAAAATTAATATAAAAAATGTATATACCAGTATCTTTTTTTAGTAATCAAAATTTAGGGATTATAGCAACAACAACTACTAATAGTGCAAGTGCATTTAGTGAAGGTGGGTTTGTTAGTGGATCAGAACTATATGGATATTTTTATTGGGGATTTTCACCAACTAATCAAGTATCTAATACAAGTGTTTCTGGCTCACTTACAATTAAAAGTGGATCAACAGGTAGAGCTAATATCACAATTATTGCAGGTGGAGGAGGAGCTGGAGATGCTGATAACGCTACACCTGTTTGGGCAGGTGGAGGTGGAGGAGGTGGAATAGTTAGATATAATAATTTTCCACTTTCAATGGGAACATATCAAATTTATGTTGGTAAAGGAGGAGCAGAAGGAGCGAGTGCAGGTTTAGATGCATCAAATGGTGAAAACTCATATATACAAATGCCGATTGGAACATATACACCATTTACATCATCATATTTAATTGCATTTGGAGGAGGTGGTGGAGTATCAACATTTACAACTGCAACAGGAACATCAATAGAAAGACCTGGTTTAGCAGGTGGAAGTAATGGAGGCTCAGTTCAAAGAACATCAGGAGCTCCAATTATTTCACCAACCACATTAGGTGTAGATTTAGGCGGATTAAATGGATTAGATCAGGGTAATAAAGCAGGTTTAATTCCAGCAGTTACCGGATCAACATATAGAAATACTGCAACGGGTGGTGGTGGAGCAGCATCTGCTTCAGCTGATATAAGTGCAATACCTAGAGTAGGAAATGGTGGAGATGGTTTATTTTTAAAACTTTATGGATACAATCAAACATCATCATATTATTCTGGTGGTGGAGGAGCATTTGGAGATAGTGGTGGAGGAGCAGGATATACTTCATCAATAGAAGGATTGGGTGGATTATCATACAATTATACAGATAAAGGAGCTGGGGGAAGTGCTAAAGCTGGTAATACTATACCTTTTAGCAGTAAAAATCCAATTGGTAGTCCTGGTTTGGTATATATAGAATATCCAATAGTAACTCCTTTTTATCCAAATACAATGATAAATGATGGATTAACATTTTGGACAACATATTCTTCATTGACAGGAAGTTATTGGTATGATATAAGTGGAAATCAAAATACAGGCTCTGTATCAGGATCAACTATTACTCCAACTAATAATTTAGTTCCTTTTAATGGAACAAATAATAGTATTTTATTTCCAGTAACAATGAGTGCACAACCATCTTCATCAATGACTATGATAATTTATGGACAATTTATAAGTTCATCTCAAAATAGAGATTTATTTTGTAGAGAAGATTATACAAATGGTTGGGATACAATATATTCATATAGTAATAGTAGGTTAACATTTAGAGATAATGCCGGCGCAGATGGAAATTTAAATGTAACACAATTTGTAAATCAAAATGTATGTTACGCAATAACAGTTACAAATAATTCTCAACAATCTTTTGTTAATGGCAATAAATTTAGTACAGCTACAGCACCATTCAACGGATTTACAGCTGGAGGAACAAAAAATTTAGCATTTGGATTTAATGCAAATTCAGATGCAACTTATTTTAGTGGATCAGTTTCAGATTTATTATTATATAATAGAATTTTATCACAAAGTGAAATATTATCGGTTTATAATTATTTAAGATTAAATCAAAGTAGACCTACTTACTAATGGCTAGAACATTAAATGATATTGCAAAAAAGATTACAGATTTAACGGTATTAAATGCACCGAAGAGGACTGGTAATCTTAAAAAACAATTAAAAAAATATAATACACCACAAAGGGTATTAGGAACTACAAAAGAATTTCCAACTCAAAAAGGTAGAGTTAATTACGGAATAGAATTTACAATTGATGTAGCTCCACCTGATGCAGAATACGGTATATTTGTTGAAAACGGTACTCGTTATCAATCAGCACAAAAGTTTGCAGAAAGAGCAATTAATTCGCCGGAAGTTAGTATAATGATAGATGAGTTTGTAGGTAGAGTTGTAAACGAAAGTATAGTAAAGCAAATAGAAGATCAATTAAAAGAATTTGAATCTGAATATTAACATCAAATAATTTTCTTTTGTAATTGGTTATTATTAAAAAAGAAAATAGATGGCGTTAAGTATTACACAAACACCAGCAACAGCATCGTTAGCACAATCACCTATTATTTTTACTGTTAGTGAAAGTAATTTAGTAAATCTTACATCCCAATCATTTCAATATATTGGTGAATTGTATTATTGGACAGGATCTTTATTTGCAAGTGGTGCAGTAGCAGATTATACAATAGCAAAATACCCAAATCTTTCTAATGTAGGTATATTTGATTTAAACCGTATTATAAATTCAACACTAACAGATTTATTGCAAGAAAATCCTTCAAACGTAGTATATTTTGCAGTAGATTTTTATAATCAATTTATTTCATCATCTTTATTTACAACTTCATCTCATACAAAGAGCCAAACCTATAAAGCATTAGATGGATATGGAATATTTCCTGAAGTGATAGGTGCTGAATTAAATACATTATCAACATTTTACCCATTATTAACAGATGGGCCTAATTCACAAAGTGCATTTATAGAAAACAAAGGTAAGAGTGGATGTGCAGTAGGAGCATTGGGTGGAACTGTTGCAGATAGAATAATTTATAGTGGAAGTACAGGTAATGCTGTATATTTTTTATCATCATCCGTTTCTTCATCAGGTCAAATTGATGATTATCCAATTGGGCCATCAGAAAGTGGATTTCCTATTTCAAGCACAAATTTAGAATGGTTTACTGTTCAACCATATAATTCAACAACGGCATTAGGTGCACCAATAAGATACGAAATAGTTTGTAAACAAAAATATCCAAATGTAAGAATAAAATGGAAAAATCGTTTTGGACAATGGGATTGGTTAAACTTTTATATGGTTAATAGACAAACTCTTACAACAACAAAAAGAAGTTATCAACCACAATTAGGTAGTTGGGAAGGAAGTTCATTCAGTTATCAAAGTTATGATAGTGCAATATTAGATTATATAGTAGATACAAAACAAACCTTACAGGTAAATTCATTTTGGTTGAGTGAAGATTATAATGATTTACTAAAACAATTAATGGTTAGTGATGAAATTTATTGGCAATATGATGAAACTGATTACAATAAATTAAGGCCAATAACTATTACAACTTCTGATATTCTTTTTAAAACTGGTGTGGTAGATAAATTAATACAATATCAGTTTGAATTTAATTTAGGGCAATCATATAAACTTATTATGTAATGGGCGTTATATCTACACAAGCATTTACATTCCGATTAGTAGCTAATGGTACAGAATTAGACCTTTTTGATGATGAAGATATAAAAATCTCAAATAATGTAACAGGTCTTTTTGATATCGGACAATTACCATCAGATTTTACTCGTCAGATAACCCTACCTGGTACGAAAAGAAACAATGCATTTTTTGAGCATTGTTATGACATAAGTATTGAGAATCCTTTTATATTTGCAACGAACCAGAAGGTTCCAGCATACTTTGATTTTGATTCTATATACCTTTCACAAGGTTACTTACAATTAAATAAAGTAAACGTAATTGCAAATAAATTTATTGATTCATATGAAGTAACTATTTTTGGTACTTTATCATCTTTTGGTAGAGATATAAATCGTTTATACTTAACTGATTTAACTACTTTAGAATCTTACAATCACACAGCATCATACGATAATATTAGTGCGAGTTGGAATGGAAATCTTTTTAACGGAGATATAGTTTATCCATTAGCAGATTATGGAAGTGGTTATCAGTTTACTTCTGGTCAATATGAATTATTTGGAATGGATGATACAGATGGTGCATTAAGTGTACAAAACTTTAAACCAGCAATTAGAGCAAAGAAAGTTTGGGATGCAATATTTCAGCAAACAGGCTATACCTATTCATCTTCATTTTTTAATGAACCGATGTGGGATGATATCTATATGATTTGTAATAATTCATTAAAATATCCTGAATTAAGTGGTATAAATTTAGAAACATATGGTAAAATAAAAATCGGTGCAATTAGTGGTAGTGGAATGACAAGTGTAAACTTACCTTCGGGTAGTTGGGTAACTTTACCATGGTTTAATAAATTAAGTGATCCACAAAACTTTTATAATAACGGTGCTTATAAAGTTGAAAAACAAACTCGATTATCAGGTATATTAAACATTAATATAAATGTAAGTTGCTCTGCAAATAATATGCCAGGTACTCTTTCAGCAAATGGAACGTGGCAAATGAGGATGTTGGAAACAGGTAGCTCAACTGCACATTCAGTAAGAGCAATTCAATCATATATATTTTTCTTTGATCAACTACAACAAAGTAGAAATGGTAGTATAAATCAGAATTATGAATTACAAACTGAATTTTTAATGGATGATATACCAGTTGGTAATTATTATTTTCAAATTCGTCAATCACCATATTCAAGTGCATTGACATTACCAACAGTAACATTAGATCCTGAAGGAACAACAAAATCTTATTTAGAAATTAAGGAAGTAAAGCAGGCAGCTGATGGTAAAGTAATTGATATTCCATCTAATATGCCTTTTGGAACAAGTGGAATTAAATTAATTGATTTTATAACAGGAATTCAAAAGAAATATAATTTAGTAATATATCCTGATAAAACTAAGCCTTATCATTTTATAGTAGAGCCTTTTAATAGATGGTATAAAACTGGCGAAAGAAAAGATTTTAATAAGTACATTAATTTAGATGAAAAAATTGAAGTTATTCCAGCAAATAACTTTGCAGTTAATCAATTAAACTTTGGTGATACATTAGATAATGATTATATAGCACAACAGTTTGCAAAAGGTGCAAATAGAGAGTATGGTAAACAATATTATACAGATTTAACTAACTATTATTCGCAAGGTACATTAGAAGTTAAAACAACATTTGCAGCAGAACCGTTATTGAGAATAGCAGGAACTGGATTATCAGGTAGTGTTGGTGGAATAAATCCTGTACCAACTAAATTCTCAATAGGAACATTTAAGATATCAAATGTAATATCTGCAGGTTATGTGTGTGATGATTTTGATAATTCAGTATACTATCAATTATATACTTCAACTGGTACATTTGCAACAGGTTTAATTGCATATACAGATGAATATGGCAATAATCCTGTAATAGGATATACATTTATGGTAGAAGGAACTGGCGGTAGTGGTAAAGAAGTTTATTCAATAAATTCATCAACAGGCGAAATAGGATTTGGAAGTGGATTCTTCTGTTAAAATAAAATATTATGAGTCAAATAATACCAATTTACATACCAACTTATATTAATGATCAAAACTATAATCCTGCAAGAGTATTACCTCGTTTATTCTTTTACAATGGATTAATAGATTGTGAAGAGTGGTATATTGAGAGTGGAAGTTTAACCACATCAGGTGTAACAAAAGCACAAACAAAGTTTCCATACTTTGATAACTACAATGTAGTAAGTGGATCATTTCCAACATCAGGCTCTCTTTCTCTTTTATTTAATAATGAAGAACCTTCGTATGGTTCAATGCCTAATCAAAATCTTTATTCTGAATATTGGCAGAGTTATATTAACTTACTATATAACCCATATACGAGATTAATTAATGCAAGTGCAATAATTCCATTAGCAGATTATTTTAAAATGGAATTAAATGATATTGTAAATTTTAGAGGAAACTATTATCACCTTCGTGCAATAAATGATTATTCTTTAAAAACAGGTGAGTGTAGTATACAGTTATTAGGGCCTATACTTTCAGATGTGTTTGATTAACCTCACTAATTTGTAAAAAATAATTTGTTATTACTTTATGATTAAGAATGTAATTGATTTATTAAAGGCAGATAAACATTACGGAGTTTCAGAAAGAGTTGAAATTGCAAAAGGTAAATTTTCTATTTCTTATAGTTTAAGAGATGGAATTGAAAAAATTAAAAGATTATGGCTGATAAGGAAGTCAAAGTAAAAGTAAACGTTGAAGCCGATGTAGAACCATCCATTAAGCAGTTGAAAGAATTGAAAAAACAATTGAAAGAAACTGCTGCGGGTAGTGCTGAATTCAAAAAACTTGCAAATGATATTGATGATTTAGAAGATAAATTAAAAGGTGCAAAGCAAGGAGCAGCAGATTGGATTGATACTTTAGAAAACGCAGGTGGGCCTTTGGGAGCAGTTGGTGCTGGTTTAAATAAAGCAAAAGTAGCATTTTCATCATTTAATACTGCATTAAAAGCAAGTGTAATTGGTTTAGTAGTAGCAGCAATAGGTGGATTAGTTGCAGCATTTGCAAAATCTGAAGAGGCAACTAAAAAATTACAACCATTACTTATTGGTTTAGAAAAGATATTAGGTGGTATATTCAGAGCAGTTCAACCATTATTTGATGCATTTATTGGATTAGCAACAAAAGCATTACCACTTGTTACTCAAGCAGTAGGTGTAGTATACAGTGGGATTACTGCATTATTACAAAGTATTGGAAGTTTAGGAAGTGCTTTAGTTAAAGTATTTAAAGGTGATTTTAAAGGTGCATGGGAAGATGCAAAATCATCTGTAACTTCTTTTGATGATAAT